CCTCGTCCGTGTAGCCCATCTCTTTCAGCTTCGCGTCACCCTTGGCGGTGTCCTTCATTCGGACTGCTGCATTGGCGGCTTTCATAGTCGCCTGATGCTTTTCCAGCTTCTCCAGCTTGGCGGTCAGCTTGGCGATGGCATCCTTGTCGTCGCTCATAATGCCGCCGGTGCCGATACTCTGGATTTTCTTCAATAGGCCCAACACCTCATTGTATCGGGCATCATTGCGCTCCCGCGCGGCGTTCTGCTTGTGCTTGGCTGCGACCGGGAAGTTGCTGCCGCCCGCGATCATAACGGACGGTACACGGGCATCAATGGCATTGCGCTGATTGATAACGTCGGCCAGCTCACGGGCGAACTTGTCCAGCAGGCCGTCGATCTTGTCATGGTAGGCAGGATCGACCTTCTCTTTCTGCTTGGCTGCGATTTCAGCGGCGGCATCCACTTCCTGCTGATAGTGATAGGTTGCGGAACCCTGCACATAGTCGGAAAAACTGTTGGCCTCCTTGGCCCGTCTGGCTGCGTCCTCGTTGATGGTGTAATACATGATGAAATCCTCCGATCAGTAAAGTTTGATGAAAAGCCCGGTATCCGGGGTGTACCCGCTGACTTGGGCGATGTGCCAAAAGTCCGGGCTGGATTCGATAACAAGATGGTTTGCGCCGATCTCCCGCAGCACTTCGGGATTGTCGGACAGCTCCTCCACTTCGGAGATAAGCAGGCGGGCGGTGCCGGTGGTGGGGTCAATGTGGGGGACGTAGCCGCCCCCGTTCCGGCGAATGAACACGGCGGTAATAATTCCACCGCCTGCGGGCGCGGTCTGTTCTGCGGCGCTGTGGGCCTGCAGGGCGACGATTTCCTCCGGCTCCATGCCCGTGTTTTCATAGGCGGCCAGCCGGTCAGCGATCTCCCGCCACATCCCTTGCGGCAAGAGCCATTTCTTGCCGTTCCACTTTGTCAGTCGTGCCATCGCTTACCCTCCTATACTTTCAGCGGTGATGTTGTAGCAGCCGTTCCGGCGCATATACTTGATGTGGTCTTGCAGATCAAGCCACGAACCCTCAAAAGTTTCCACGTTGTTCCGGGATTCGCTCCACCCGTCGTCGTAGTCGTACACGATTTCATACACGGTGCAGCCCCTCCTTACCTTTCGTATTCCTCAAGCAACCGCCGGTGATAGTCAGCCCGGGCGGCCCGCTCATTGTCAAAGTAGTGGCCCCAGAAGTAGTCCACACCGCCGCTTGCCGCATGGCCGGTAGAACTTTCCCATGTAACAAACCGAGGGCCGAACCTTGTTTCTTTGCGGCCAAGCACAATGCGGCGCTTGATGCGGAGATTAGTGCGGTACGTTTCGGCGGCGATGATCTCATAGCCCTCGTTGGTTTCTTTCCCAACCATGCGAGCGCGCCACCGGACGAACTGTGCTGCGACGGCCTCAATGATCTCCTCGTCGCTGTATTCGCAGTCGGAGAAGATCATTCCGTTGACCATCATACTGACGACCTCAGCCTCCGGGGAGGCTTGGGCAATGCCCAACTTACTGCAAAGCTGTTCAAATGCTGTCATAGTAGATACCTCCTTAAACATCGAAGCTGACGGAATGGTAGGCGTAGAAACCGCCGTTGCGGGGAAAAACCTTAAACCAGTTGGTCATTGCCTGACCGGTGCAATCATACATGGAGGGCTGATATTCGTAGGTCATAAACCGTTCAAAGAAACGGTTGGCTTCGTCCTGATCCCGGATGTCGGCGGGCAGGCGTTCCAGACTGATATAGCCGTCCATGCCGTCGTCCTTGATGATCCGGCGGTTGTAGTCAACCTCCCGGTGGGTGTACAGGCGAATCGCCCGCTTGGTTTCGATGACGGTCTGGGCCAGCCGTTCGGGATTGGCAAACGTGTGGCACCTGTCGTTCAGCAGGTCAAGGATCTCATAAGCAACCCGCAGCTCGCGGTCATTCTTAACTACCTTCATGGCGCTTACCTCCTTAGCAGTAGACGAGGATCGTTCCGTCGTCCTGTTCCTCGGTGCTGACGATCTCAGCACTGGGCCACACCTTCCGCAGGCTAGCCATGGACTCGAAAGCGCCCAGAAATTCGCCGGTCATGGAATCGCGGGCAAAGACGGTCAAGGGCTGCACGGTAGCGGTGGTGGATTCTTCCACCAAATGCCAACCGGTTTCGTCCTTGTGAGCCTTACCAGCGGCCCACAGCTGCTGCCAATCAATGTCGGCCTCCAGCTCGTCCAGAGTGTCAAAGAAGTCGTAGCCGTCAACGGTGTACTTGCCGTTGTCGATCCAGTAATTGTAGCCATGCCGAGTTTTCATATCTATTTCCTCCGTTTATCGAGTTTCGTTTGTCGTGCTAGTCAAATGTTTTTGACTGAGGATATACTAGCATAAAGTTTTTGACTTGTCAATAGAAATTGTCAAAATATTTTGACTATTTTTAGACCGGCCAATTTTTCTTGGCTGCCGCCTGGAAACCATACACTCGCGTGCGCGCGTACTTGCAAACGCCCATAGGCGTTTTAGGCGTTATGCGTTACGCCTATTTATTACTTTTTATCTATCTATTAGAAATAAGTGTTTAAGTGTTTCAATAGATAGAAAAAGCCTAGAGCCACAACAGCTTTTTGCCGAAACACATACCCGAAACAAGTGTGAAACACTGTAAAAAGTGTTCGTCCCCGTTTTGAAACACTCGAACACTTAAAACGACGGTGTTGTGGCGGTGTTTCAGCAAAGTGTTTTGGAAAATGGGCATAAAAAAAAGGGCGCACAGGCCGAAGCCCGTGCGCCCAATGGTGCGGTATTTAGTTGGAATACTGCTTCATGTTCTGGATCATGGCCTCACCGGCACCCTTGATGATGGCAGAAATGTCCGCGCCTGCCGCCGCCAATACTTTTGTAGCAGGGACAGACATTTTCTCCAAAGACTTTTTAACCAGTGCGTCGCCCAGATCCTTGATTTCATCCTCAGTAAGTTTGCCGTCGGCGTGCGCCGCTTTCAGCTTGTCCACGACGGTCTGCTGCAGCTCAAGCACGGTCTGCTGAGCCGCGCCCACGGCCTCGTTGGTGGCAATGCTGATGTTGGTCAGCTCCTGCCGCTTGGCGAACTTACCAGCCAGCCAAGTACCCAGCACACCCAGCAGGGCCAGCAGCAGATATGCGATGATCTGTGCGGCATATTCGATGATGATTTCCATAAAGACGTTCATAGCTTATCTCCTTTTCTTTTTATGCCTTTCACAAGGGAAAGGACAGGTTTCACATTCTTCCGTGTCAGGGTCGCAACCCTTGCCGTCCCAATTCACAAGCCCATCCATCCAGAGGACAAAGCAGGCCGCGATGGCGGCAATCACCAGCAATCTCAGCCAGATCATACGCGCTTAAAGGTTCCGGCATCGACCCAACCGTAAACGGTGGAACCGCCGCCGGATACGCGGATCAGGTGGTAAGGGTGCTTGCCCTTGGGGTAAATTGCGGTGATTCTTGCCTTACCGGGCTTGCAGGCAGGGCCGCGCGCTGCGCCGGAGTTGGAATAGTGGGTAGTGCCGGTGAAGTTCACAACATCACCGATCTCCCAGGCATCGTCCTCCTGGATCTGCTCCTCGTCCGGTGTAGCTTCGGCCTCGTCCTTCTGGATCTGCTCGATGTCGTCCGTATCGACCCAACCGTAAACGGTGGAGCCGCCGCCGGATTCACGGATCAGGTGATAAGGATGCTTGCCCTTCTCATAGATGGCCGTGACCTTTGCCCAGCCGGGTTTACAGTTGGGGCCGGTGGTGGCTGCGGAGCTTGCAAAATGCTTCGTACCGTTGAAGTACACCCGGTCGCCTACCTTCACGCCGTCCAGCAGCACGGGGGTTTCGGGTTCGGACTTCACGTCCTCTACGACCTTGCCGGAAGCGCAGCAGGGCGCGGGGTTGTAAATGAAGCCGAGGAAGGTGTAAGAGCTGCCTGCGCCCCAGTTGCCGGAACCCTTCTTGCGGGTCTTAGTGTAGAAAGGCACCGTGGAACCCCAGCCGCTTTCGGAGGTGATAACCTCGGTGTCGCTGACCACCTTTTCAACGATTGCCACATGGCCTGCGCCATCGCTGCCGCTGAGGGTGTTACCCTTGCGCCATACCATGCACGCGCCCACGCGGGGGGTGTTGCCGGTTTCCAGAGAACCCGCGTGCTGGATGAAGTTCTCAGCATTGGTGGGAACGAGGTACTTGCAGTAGCCGTACTGGCCGATCTCATTGAAGCGGCCATAAGCATAGCCCACGCAGTTGGACAGCACATCGCAGTCCGCATCCGTGGGCTTACCTTTGATTGCATTGGAGTAACCGCTGTTACCCTTGGTGTTGTAGTAGGGGTTGCCCTTCTCGGGCTTGGTCAGCCGGGGAACGTAGGCGGGTGTAGCGTCCTCTTTTTCCTCGGTCGCCTCGGGGGTGACTTCCTCCACTACGGGGATCTCCGCAGCGAACTGGTCATAGTAGGACTGACCATACCCGGCACGGGTCGCCTTTGCGGTTTCGCCCATGTCTGCGGGGCGCTCGAACTGGGTCAACACCCGGTCGGACGCATCCTTGATGGAACCGGTGGTCTTGAGGAAAGACAGCAGACCAGCGTAGTTTTCGGACAGCTCCTTCATCAGGAAATCGAGCTGGGTTTCCAGATCGCCCACAGACTTACCCTTTGCCTGCGCAAAGGCCAGCAGGGCCGCCTTGCGGGTGTGATAAGTCCACTGGGCCAGACCATAGCCCGCGCAGTCGTGGATGAAGTTGGTGTACTCGCCGCTGTCCACCGCTTTGGTGTAAGAAGCGTCGGTATAGCCCAACGTTTTCTGATAAGAGTTCTGGAGGTTGTTCGCCTTGAGGCCACTTTCGGCGTTCAGGTTGCCCATAACACCGGCGGCACCTGCAGCGGACAGGCCCTTACCGATCAGGTAATTCCAAATTTTCTGTGCATTGGTTTTTCCTGCCAAGCTCATTTGTATGTACCTCCTTACAGGAAATCATTTTCGCGTACACAGTGGTCATAGGTTTCTTCTATGATCTTGATACTGATACGCGCCTTGTCGTTTTCAAAATCGGTGTGGTCGTGACAATACGTTTTGTAGTAGTCAATGTCCTCAAACGCATTGTTGAAGTGTTCTTCGGAGTGACGGACTTTCCTGCGAATCTCGTCGGCAAACTGCAAAATCCTCCGACGGGCATCTAAGGCTTTATCCTCCCCCCGTTCTTTATCTTGCCGCGTGTCGTGTTTCTCCAATTCAGTAAGCCGGTCGTTGATGCAGGTCAGCTCTGCCATCACGTCGCCATTGAGGGCCTTGCCGATGGCTTTACCCCACCGGCTAAGCAGCTTTCCAAGCTGTTTCCAAAGCCAGCTCCAAGGGTTGATCTTGATGGGCGAGATTTGGACAATGGTAAGGGCGGCCAGCAGCACAATGCCGCCATGGCTCACCACCTCTCCGATGTCCGCTGCCTCAAATAAGTCTTTGACGCTCAATGCTTTTTGTTCTCCCTTCCCGGTGTGTAGCTCTACCCGGTCGCCCAGCAGTTGACCCGTTTCCGGTTCTCTGCACGAATGATGTCTTTCAACCGTTTTTCTCCGATTGGGACGAGGTAGGTTATCAACGCATTGTGGCCGTTGCAGTGAACGAACCACCCCGCGCGGCTGAGTAAAGCGCAGGCTTGATGGTAGGTCGGATTTTTCCCTTGAGCAATCCGCTTTTCCACCCGCCTGCAGGCCCGCTTGAAGCGGAGCAAGGTTTTCTTTCTGGGCAGGGTGTAATTCCTGCCGTACCGATAGCCCATAGCATCAGGCATCCGGGTTTTCGTGGGAAACACCTGCCAGTTGCTTTTTAGCTGCAGACAATGCGCCCATAGCCACTGTTGGATTTCCCGAACCGCTTTATGGAGCTTCTTTTTGTTCGGGCCGAACAACGTAAAATTATCCATATAGCGGATGTAGTGCTTCACGCCCAGCTTTTCCCGGATCAGGTGATCCAGAGGTTGCAAGGCGGCGTTTGCAAACCATTGGCTGCAATAATTGCCGATGGGCACTCCATCGGCAAGGATGTTTTCAATAAGTTGCAACACAGGCTTGTCCTTGATGATCCGGCGCATCTGTGCCATCACAACCGCCGGTTGCAGGCTTTGATAGAAATGCCGGATGTCCAGCTCAGCACAATACTTTGTGTTCTTGGGATCGTGGGCCATCCATTTTTGAACGGCTTTAACCCCGTACAGGGTTCCCCGCCCGGGGATGGAACCGCAGCAATAATGATCCATGCCGCGCTGAATAGGTCTTTGAACGACCTGTATCAGCGCATGGTGGACGTATTGGTCGGGCCACAGCATCGGTTCGTAGATCTCCCTGTATTTATTGCTGGACTTGTCGTATATCGTTCTGTGCCTTGCGGGCGAGGGCGTGAAGCCATTTACAATAATGGCCCGCAGCTCCTTCACCCGTTCGGCTTTGGTGTATTCGACCCATGCCGCCGTTTTATTGCGTCGGTGGTGACAGCTCCAACGGTGGGTTTTGTTCACGGTGTCGATTGCTTGGGTTAAGTTTTCATCGCTTATCAGGATGGGAAAGAGCTTTCCAACTCTTTTCATAAGGCTGCCTCCTTGTTCCCTCGCGGCTTTTCGGATTTCCTACTAGGCCGCGTCCCTGTGGGAAAATTTTCACCATGGGGTGCGGAAAAGCCATACCACATTTTTTTTTTTGAATTTAACAAGGTTGCGGGCACCGTACGCGGGATTGGCATTGTCAGCAGGATTACCGTTCAGTGTGAAGGGGCCGTAGTTCGGATTCTGGTCATTGAAGGTGCCGCCAGAATACAAGGCGGGGCCGTTGAACTCACAGTTGTCGGCGTGACGAAGCCGAGGCCACCGGTGCAGGGTATGACAGTCCCAAAAAATCAGCTCACGTTATTACACACCGCTGGGGGCTGCGGCCCCCAGACCCCCAAGGGGGATCTTCTGGAGGCGGGCACCGCACGCGGGATCGGCATCGTCAGCAGGAACACCGCCCAGAGTGAAGGGGCCGTAGTACGGATTCTGGCCATTGAAGGAGCCGCCAGAAGACAAGGCGGGGCCGTAGAACACACAGAGGTCGGCGCAGTATTCGGTGCCGGTTTCAACGCCCTCCTCGGTCGCAGCGCTGGGGAGCATTGCCCATGTGTAGCCCTCGACCTCGGGCACGGCCCAGTCGGAAATGAAGCCAGCAGTTTCAGGGCTGATGCTGCCGATCTTTACGCCGCCGGAATCATCGCTGAACTCGTCGAGATTGGTAATGACATACACGTCGAACAAGCCTGTTTCAGTGTTTTCGGTGAGGTACCAGCCGTCGATGAACTCAGCGACGTTGGCCCACATATCCTCGATGTACCGATACTGAACACCAACGGCGTAGGTGTCGATGGTTTCAGAAACGGTGCCGGTATGGTAGGGCATGGAATCGGTGGAGCCAGACATTTCGGCGGATTCGCCGTTGCCGCAGCCGTAGCCGATGGCGGACTGGAAATCCCACGTTGCGTATTCAACCAGCATCAGCAGGCGCACAGTCCAGAACATCGCGTAGTCCTGCATGGAGTAGATGTTGTCGCCATACTGTGCGTACAGACCGCCCAACCCGGTACGGAACTGCGCACGGGTCATGTTGACCAGCGGTTCTGCTCCGCTTGCAGATACACCAGAGCTGCTACAATGATAGCGGGCGATGTAAACCACGTCGCGTTCGCCAGTGCCGTCACGATCCATGTGTGCGGGGGAAACCGCAAAACCTTCTGCGGGGCCGCTGGAGATCTGAACTGCAAGAGTTTCGCCGTCCCGGACAATACGGTAGTAGTATTTGGGGATGGCAACCAGAGAACCGGCATACTCGTCCTCAACGATCTTCATGCCAGCCCAGGGCATGAGCGCGTCAAAAGGACTGGAACCGGCAGAGCCGCCTACGCTGGGAACGGGATCTGCAAAGTTTGCAGAACCGTCAGTGCGGGCCAGTTTATTGCTTGCGCCCACAGTCCAGCAAACACCATAGATGTTTGCAGGGTAGATTGCCTCCGTACTGCCGACCTTGTGCCAGTACCCGTCAGGGCGGCGCATCCACCGCTCGTTGGTAGAGATGTTTACGCCCTCACTTCCGGTGGCGTAATCGGTCATCGCCCTTACGTCCTGTTCGTCCGTAAAGTACACCCTGACCATGGGTTTGAGAACGCCCTCCAAAGAAAGACATTCCCTAATTCTGTCGATTCTGACAACCATTTGTTTTCCTCCTTGGAAGAATTGTTGTTACGCGCACTGCGCGTCACTCAAATATTTGTCCATAGGCCACAATGGCTCTATGATCCGCCTCCCGGCGGTTGATTGCAACGGCCCCACCGTCGCCATAAATAAAACGTCCTGTGGGGTCGTGGGTGTTTCCCTCAACGGAAACGATAATGTTCCCATCCACATGGTCAACGATCCCGCAATGGCTTATGCGCCCGTCACCGTTTTGTAGAAAAATAATGTCGTTCGGTCTTGGAGTGTAATCCCGCCCACGGTAGCGCCCCGCCCGCTTCATTCTGCGGGCCAAGACCCGTGTACCGGGGTGCGGTTTTCCTAATAACTTTCGAGCTTTTTCTTTGCCGTATGCCTCAAGGCAGACGGCATGAACAAAAGTCGCACACCATGCAAGGCCGGTGAAATTTCTCCATCGGTAGTAGCGCTGAATAATGACAGAAAAAATTGTGTGGCCGCCTTTTCCGGTATTCGCAGCAAATACGCCCAAAAGGTCGGGAGAGGCGTGTTCCAGATAGCCGACCCAGCTTTTTGCAACGTTTCTCATTGGCGAAACATAAAGCCGACATTAAGTGTCGTCGTATTGCCGTCTTTGTCCGGGTTGCTGACCATGTTCAGCGAGAAACCAAAAACATAGTCGTCAAGCTGATAGGTGGTAAGCGGCTTAGCACGGGCAGTCATGGCTTTTGATTTGACCTGTTCAAGAAATGAAACAAAGTTCTTGACCTTGGCAAAACTCATAATTCCCATCGGTGTAGCGGTGGCCCCATCGATAGTCATCAGCTGGCAGCTCGCCATATTGAGCGTCGCGTCGTCAATGGTTTCAAAGTTTGCGCCAAGCCAACCCATGAAGTTGTCCCATGCGGGAATCGGTTTTTTGGAAAGTCGTTTTTCCATGTCGTCCATGACCTGACCCAAAGTCATACCGAGGTAGTCGTCATAGGGCAGCCGATTATCGGGCGCAATAAAACCGCAGGAGGAATAGTCACCCGCCACAATGACGGCACCACCTTCTGCGGTTTTGTTGAAATCGTAAACCACGGCATTGACGATCATCTGCGAAATGCCCTGAACAACGCCGTTGTTACTGAAAAAAGCGCGCTTTACGCAGCGCAGCGGAACGGTTTTCCAGTAATGCTCGGAGCCTTTGTAGTCGAACCATATTTTACTGCTGCTCACTCTGCCGCCTCCTTCGACTTAATGAGGTCACGAATCAGGCGCATCCAAGCATAGCTTGCCGCCTTTTCTTCGATCTGTTCCATCGTCAAGCCGTTAGGATACAACATACGAAACATACTTTGAACGACTTGTCCAAGTTCGCCCAACATATCGTAAGTAATCATCAGGTAGCCTCCTTTTATCAAGAATAGTCCATCACGATCAAAGCATCCCCGGTCAGCACAGCAGTGTGGCCGGTGGAGCCGGGGTCGGAAACAGTCAATTCAAGTGCGGTCTGATCGAACGAATACGACAAACTCTGCGCGTTGTGCCAAGAGGTGTTGCTCCCCAACACCTGCAACTGTTTTGTAGTTGCACCATGCCGGAGAGTAACCACATCATCGGTAGCGACAGAGCCGTTAATGACGAGGCGCTTAGCCATAATCAGCCCTCCGTTTCGGTTTCAACATAGTTGTAGGTGATCGCTGCGTTTGTTGCGCCCCACGGAGCATTTGCGACAGCATCTTGCGCCCACGGCACGTTGATGGTAACGAGGTTTTCACAGTTCGAGAACGCGTCCTCGGCAATCAGATCCGGTGTCCCCTTAAACGTTAAAGCCGTAAGGCCGGTGCAGTTCGCAAATGCAAGATGGCTTACGACCGTAACTGCTGCAGGGATTTCGGAAATAGCCAGATTGGGACAGTTCTCAAACGCTCCCGTTCCGATTCCTTCAAGGGTTTCAGGTAAAGCAGTAAGCGCTAACGCCGTGCAGCCGCTGAACGCGTAGGTTCCGATTTCTTCAAGCGCAGCGGGCAGCTCTGTAAGAGCAATGTTCTCGCACCCGGCAAACGTGTAATGACTGATGTTACTCAGCCCAGCGGGCAGCGACACGAGCGCCAAAGCGGTACAACCGTCAAAGGCATAAGCTCCGATGTTTACAGCGCTTTCAGGCAGCCCGGTAAGAGCGAGCGCAGGGCAGTCATAAAAAGCGCCGAGCCCGATTGTTGAGATGGTATCCGGGAGTGCTTCAAGCGCTAAGCTGGAGCAGCTGCCGAACGCGTATTCACGGATTGTTGTAATCCCGTCCGGCAAAGCGGACAACGCAAGGTTCTCGCAGCCAAAGAAAGCGCCAATACCGATTGCCGTTACCCCGTCGGGGAAAGCAAACGTGGTAAAGGTTCGGGCAACAAGCATCCTCAAGGTGTCCTCGTCGGATACAATAACCTCAGTTGCTTCAACGGTTACGGCACCGATACCGTCATAACCGTCACCGGGAGTAATATACTGTTCCTCTGTGCTGGGGGTGATTGTGATCTCCTGCAGCGCAGGTGTGTAGGTTCCTACGATCACACCCTCAGCAGATGCCGCAACTTTTCCGCGAAGTACATCTGCTGCGGTAGCGGTGAACGCAATGGTTTCTTCGACTTCTGCCGCTGCGTATGCGGTGCCATTTTCCGCAACGATGATGTAGGTGCTGCCGTCCTTACTACCGCTCCGACCTTTGATGCTCATGCCAACTGCAATACCGTACTTAAATTCGGGTCTGTCGAGGGGGTTTTCGGGAATGGGTTCAGACGCGTCCAAATAGTAGGTTCCATCCGAACGCATAACATCGAAATTCGCCCAAATAGGAAGATAAGGGCTGCTGTTATAGTAGGGGCCAAGCCAGACATTTTCGTCGCCATAGCTCCAAACGCCGGTTTCAGCGTTATAGCCGGTCATAAGAACCGTAACAGCACTGCAAACATCCTGTCCTAACTCAGCGTCATAGGTGATAACCGGCTTTTCAGCGGAAACGTAGAGGTACAAACCCCAATACTTGTCAGTTGCGGCCCTGTTGCGACCGATCCACGCGAAAGGGTGCGCTTCCTCGTCCCAAATCGGCGCTTTTGTAAGCGGCAAGCCATTATACAGCCATTTTCCCATGTCACCCCACCCCCTCTAACGTGATGCCGCCCAAGCTGATAATGCCGCCGTTCGCGTCGCGCACAATGGCGTGCGTAATAGAAGAACCGTCATCGAGGGTTTCCCGGTAATATGCACCTTCTTCGGCATCCCAGTTATCGAAATTCAATGTCACGGTGGCAGGTTCGGAGATCTCGCCTGCGCTCGTAAGCATTGGATACGCCGCAAAAATCACACTCACCGTTCCGTCGCTGAATTGGCGGACGTTGAGCGAATAGTGACTTCTTGCGTCACGGTTAAGGTGCGGAGCGATTCCCGCAGCAATGGTGCGCGTTTCGCTATCTACTGTAACCACAGCCATATCATCCAGAATCACAGCATACTCGTTGCCGGATTTATCGAGGAAACGCACACGAAACAAAATGCCTTTCTCGATCTTCGACAGCAGATCGTTAATGTCCACCTGTTCAGTGATGTCAAAAGGCTGTCCTTCCGGGGAATAATAATCAACGGTCACGATATTTTTTAAGTCCAACTCACTGAAAGCGGCATCGGGGATTTCGGAACCGATGGGTCGCTTTTTCAGTTCTTCCTCAATGATGTCCATGTTCTCATTGAGCAGATTGATTCCGACATTATCAGTTCGGTCAGGCTTGTTCAGTTTGTAGGTTTCAGTTTGTGTAGCCATTCAGTTTTCCTCCCTTCTCAGGCTTTCAGGTTCACAGCGTAGTACGTCTTTCCGCCGTGGGTCATGGTCGGCAACCCTGTCGTGCCGTTCAAAATGTCTTCACGAGTGATGGTATTATTGTTCTTGGCGATCAACGCATCACTCAAAGATCCGTACAGGCACTGCCAGCAGACGTACTGAACAGGATAGCCGCTATAAGGACTAGGTAACACGGGACTGAATTTCGTAGTACAGCTCGACCAATAGACCGCCTTGGAGCTGCCGTCACGGATTGTGATAGCTTCGTCATAAACGTCGATGCTGCCGCCGTTTGCGGTTCCATGGTAAAACGGCTCGTCGAGGAAAATGATACCATCATTAGAGCCTCTAAGAAAGCACCAGACAGCAGGTGTGTAAGTATGGGGGCGATCGGAATCCGTGTAAATCGGATTGGTTTCTACCGATACTTTGCCGCCGTACAGGCTGGGCAGAACCTCATTGGGGATGCTGTATTGCATAAGCGCCGCATCATCCTGGGCAAGCCCTTCCATCATATCGGACAGTTCCAAAAGCTGATCTTCTGTCAGCCATTGGGTTCCACCGCCGGGGTATTCCAAACCTGTCAACGGGTCAGTCCAAATACCGTCGCCGTCAAGGTCGTCGTAGATGTTGCCCTCATCGTCGGTATAAATGATGTCGTCCCAGTCAATGTCGGAATCACCGGCAATCAGATCCCAGTCCACATCGTCACCGATGTCATAACCAAGATCGTGCGCCACATCGTCCAGCAGCTCGCCGTCCTCGGTAAACGCGTCGCCGGATTCAAGGGCGGTTTCGCTCCAGCCACTGCCCAGCACGGTTAAACGGGCGGCGTTAGGTAACATTCTGATGCTCATAATACGTCCTCCCGTAAAATGACCTTAACAACGTGTTCACCCTGCGTGGTGATGTTGTGGCCGGTCGTAACGTTCATTACATGGTTGCCCGCGGTCTGATCGTCGGAAACGGTGTAAATCTCTTCCTCGTCCACAAAGATCTTGACAGTCACGGTAGCAGATTCGTCAAGGGTGTACGCACCCGTCCACGCAATCTGCGCGCAGGTTTTATCTGCGGTACAATTCACCGTCAATTGGGTGGTGAGGGTGTCGTCACCAATAACTGTTTCCTCAGCGGGAAATGCGTTAATCATAATCCAAAAATCGGTGCTTGCGTAAATAGAGCCGGTGATGCTACCTGCGCCACTGAGGCCGTCAACCTGCACCGTTTCACGGGTAGGATTCGACTGCGGTTCAGGCGTGCCGCACTGGACGGTCATTGCGCCGCCGATTTGCCGGATAAGACTTGTTATCGGGCCGTGGCTATCCGTGGGCGCGTGGCCGCCGGAAAAGGCCAGAACGTCAAGCAGGTCGAAAGCAGGGTTGAAAGGCAGCGACGCTTCGTAGGACGTGAAAGTCACACCCTTAAATGCGTCAATAATGGCCTGTACTGAGGCGGCCCGGTTACTGTCATTGGAGATCTGCAAAAAAACGTTGCTGCCCAGATCAACGATCAGTCCATCATCGTCTAAGGTGCCGCAGTTTTTATAGTATTCCTGTACAGCTTTTGCCTTGTACTGCGCCCAAATGCCGGTATAGTAATTCTTGCTGTCGGCGTATTCGGAAGAAAAACGGTCGTCCGGGGTGATCGTAGCGACCGCATCTGTGCCGTACCGGGTGAGAACTAACTTGCCGTAACGGTCAATGATGGCGATAGCGCACAATGCCGCCGACAACTGGCCTAACAGATCTCGGCATGTTTTAACCTGAGAATTGACATCCGCAAAGGTAAAATTTCTACTGCCGTTGGGGAACTCCCGGACTTGATTTTTAGTCATGCCCAGCTCAACACCGCAGGCGTTACAGAGCCAACGCAGCCAATCAAACGGCGTTCGGGGGTTTGTGTCCATGCGGGGTAAATCAGTATTAAACTCCAGCATATTGTCGTATGCTTCGATTCTGATACTGTTTATGGCGCGTTTTGCGTCGGTGATCTTGAACACGCCCATTGGAATATCCGTATAGATGGTGCCAGAAGTGTCGCCCCACTGGATAGATTCAAGATCAGCCCAAGAGAACTGTTCTGCATCGGCCCAAGTGGACACTGTATCGAAAGAGGTCAACCGAACATACATTGCGACTTTTGCGTTTTTAAGCATACGCGGTTCTACCGGCACCACGATCTGTGCCTGCAGCTCTGTGGAGTACGCACCGCCCACCCCCGGCAGCTCGCAGGTACTGGCAAGCTGCCCCGTACCCTGCATAATCTTGTCGGCGGCCAGATCGTAAACCGTACCGTTTTCGAGGGTTAATTCGCCCCACCAAACGATAGTACGGTTTCGACCCGTCCGGCTGCTCAGGACTTTTTGGAAAGCGGGACTAATCTGATACATAGACCCACCTCCTTACATTTCAATCACGTCAATGGTGAAATCCGTGTATAGGCCGCCCTCGTCCGGGTAGGCGGCGAGGTTACTCTGCGTGTAGCTGTCCTTGCCCGCGTATGCGCTCATGCTCTGGACTGCGCCCGCATCATAGTATTTGAATGTGAACTCTTTGCCCTGCATAAGATTGTGGAGATGTGCGACCTCAAGGCCGGTAATCCTTTCATAGGTGAGCTTCACTTTACGAACGGTGGGGCGCACCCACGAGATGTACATGAGGCCGCTTTCCACGCGCCCGGAGTCAGAACTTACGATGTTATCGTTTTCGATTGTGACGGACGTGGGGACGTAGATGGGGTTGCTATCTACGGCCCAGTATCCGTTAGTACACATTTTACAAATTCCCATAGCATCTCACCTTACACCTTCAAGGGGCTTTTGCCTGTGGTACGGACAACGCGGTTGTTTTCATCGACGACCACTTGGAACACCTCACGACCGCCGATGGAAATGCTGATCGGCTGGGTCTGCTTGCCGTCACCGCTTCGCATGGATCGGGACAGGGCTTGCAGTTCTGCCAGAATACCCAACAGGTAGGCTTCCACGCCGCCCTCAGCGCCCGCAGGAGCCGCGTTTGCTGCTACCTTCGTCTGATACGGCACAACCTTACCAGCGGCAATATTGGGTAATGTAAAGCCACCAATGCTGTTCAAAGCAGATGCAATCGTCTGGAAGGTCACAGCCAAGGAACCGAGGCTGCTGATAATGGCCTGCATACTGCCGACCACACTGTCAACGTTCATTTGGACGTTGGGCGTGTCCGGGGTCATGCCGTCCGTGACAGCGGTTGCAACGTTTTTAGCGGCGGTCAGCAGGCCGCGCTCGCCGTTCTCAATACCGACGGAAAGACCCGCATCCAAGAACTCACCGATTTCGGCAAAGACTTTGGAGGGGGAATGAATACCGAACAGGTTCTTGATCCGGCGAATGAGGTTGTTGACCATGTTGGAAACATTGCTCATAAAGCCGCCCCAAGCACCGGCAACACCGTTATTCAGACCTGCGACGAGGTTGTGGCCCACGTTGTTCCACTTGACGTTGTTCAGGTTGGTGCGGAGATTCTGCCACGCGTTCAGAACGTTGGTGCGCAAATTGGAGAAACGGTTGTTCGTCACAGTCTGCAGATTGCCCCATGCGGTTTGCGCATTGGAAACGATACCGCTGAAAGTGCTGCTCAGGTTGGAGCGCATACCGCTTGCATTGTTCTGTACGGAATTGCGGGTTCCAGACATGGCGTTAGAGAGGGTCGTTTTGATGTTCGACCATGCCGTCTGCGCTTCGGATTTGACCTCGCCCCACTTGGAGCGGAGATTGCTCCCGAGCTGTGTAGCGATGTCGCTGACCTTGGATCTGGCGTTTTCAAATGCCTCCGTCACGTTGGTTTTCAGATTGTTCCAATTTTCCTTTGCGTTGGAAACGATATTGCTCCAACCCTTAGAAAGAAAATCGGTCAAATCGGAAATTGCGTCGGAGAAAAAGTCGGTGATACCCGACCACTTATCGGAAATGCCCTGCAGCAGGCCCGCGCTCACGTTACCGCCAATTTCTGCCATAACGGTAGAGGGAGAATGGATACCAAACAGCTTTTTGACCCAGTTGACAACGGGGTCAACGATGTGTTCTTTGATCCATGTTGCGGCGTTTGTACACCACTCGGAAATGCCCTCTAGGAAACCGGCGATGCCGTCCATGCCCAAAGCCCGGAAAGCCTCTGCCAGTTTTTCAGTAAGTCCGCTGATAACGCCCAATACCAAATTAAAAGCACTTGCGACAAGATTCACGGCCAAAGCGCCGAGTGTCGCAAGGATTGTGCCCCAATCGATATTGACGATCATGTCAATAATGCCCTGCATAAGGGAATCACCGATGGCAAACCAGTCAACGTTAGATACGAAATCAAACGCGAGTTTGCACAGGTTTTTCACCGCGTCGGAGAGCAGGCCGCCGATATTCGCCCAATCGATGCCAGTAATGAGCGTCGTAAGCGCATTGGCAAGTGTGGTGCCAATATTGCCCCAGTCAACAGAGGTGATAGTGTTCCGAAGCATGGTCACGAGGCCGTTAAAGCCAGTGACAACAGAATCGGCAAGCATAACCCAGTCGATAGACTTAAACCACGAATCAATAGCGGTGCCGATGCCCTGACCCATGGCTGCCCAGTCCGTTTCGTGGACAAGGCCGTGGATGAATCCGACAAGGGCCTGCCACTTTGCCGCAAGGGCTACGCCGACCTGATCCCATTCGGTATTCTGGACGATACTGTTCAAGCCCTCACCGACTTTTCGGCCAAGGTTGTTCCAGTCGTAGGAATACATGAACGTGTTATAGATGTCGGCGATGGCGTTCACACCGTCGGCGATGGTTTTACCCAGCGCGGGCCAGTCCACGCCGTCGGTGAAGCCGTTCAGGATCTCCGCGAACCGACCGGCCCACATCGTCCCCTTGGGACGGAGAACGTTGTTGATCCAATCGTCAACCGTCTTAATTGCGGCGTTCAGACCCTCGGCGGCGGTTTTACCGAACTCATACCACTGGCCGCTGTTCCATGCTTCTTTCAGCCGGTCGATCCAGTCCATCACGGACGCGGGCAGGTCAAGGGGTAATTCCTCGAACTGGAATTTGGATTCCTCCGTTTCCGTGCCCGAATCGTCCTTATTCTGCCGGTTCAATTCATCAAAGCTGTACAACTCACGATTCAGTTTTTTCTGGGCCGCAGCTGCGTCCTCAGCGGATTCTGCAAATTTCTCATTTCCCTTTTTAGCGGCGGTATATGTAGACTTGCCGCTCAGCGCCGCAAAAAACTTGTTTACGGCAGTAACGGCCTTGTTCATCAGGTCGATAACTTTTGTGATGATCGGCTCCAAAACTGTAATGATGTTCTTCACAGTTACAGAGATGTTGCCGGCCAACTGAGTAAGGCTGTTCTTCATGTTGCTCATTTGATCGTTGAACGAAGAATCGAAAAGCGCGAGCTGCTTCAACGCCTCGCCAACGTCTTTGAAAATGGCGGAAATAAACATCCGCTTCAATCGGGTAAGCAACATGGTTTTCAAACTGGTAAGGGATTTCACCAGCTTATTATTTTGGGTTACGGTTTTCTTTGCGCGACTGATGAAGTTTTTGAGGCCCGCAGCAGCCTTTTTTGCGCCGGTGGCGACGGCCTTAAACGCGATTTTTGCAATGCTTTTTCCGACCGACAGTGCTGCAGATCCCACACGAGCCATAGCAGGCTGCAAGGCCGCAAGGCAGCGGGAGAAAAAACCGACCTTGGGTGCTGCAGCTTCTGCCGCCGCCCCGGTATCAGTGATGCCAGCCGTCGCGGCACCGTTTGCGGCACCGTTTGCGGCATTTTCACCGGGGGTTACGGGGACAGGGGCGTTGGCCGCATCGCGGGCGGCAGACACATTCGCATACTGGGCCTCAAGCTGTTTCAAAATATCCAGTTTTGCCGCGTATTTCTGATTCAGTGCTTCAATCTGGATTTTTTCGATTTCCAAAATGTTGGTGATCTGTTCAGCAGCATTGGGGCCGTCAGCGCTTGCCATCATTTCATCGGTGGACTGAGAAATGCTTGCAAGCTCCTGATAATAGCCGGACAGATTATTTTTTGCCGTGGCGATCTGCTTCTCTAACTTGGCAAGTTCCTTGTCATAGTTACGGGTAGCAGTAGTAGCATTTTTTGTGGCAGCAGTCGTCGTGGCTTGAGCTTGCGCGGTCTGCTGGGCAGCCTGGGCTTGAGCTTGCGCGGTCTGCTGGGCAGCCTGGGTCTGCGCCTGGGCTGCCTGCTGAGCAGCATCTGCCGCCTGTGTAGCTTGCTGCGTGCTGCTGCTTGCACCAGAGGCGGCGTTATTGGTGGCGTTTGCCAAAGATTGCAGGATAGAGGTAACACCGGCAAAGGCGTTTTTCATTTCCAGACCCAGTGTGTTGACCTGTTTTGCAAGGTTATCAACAGACGACAGCAGCTTGTCGGAACCTTTTTCAAAGCCCTCATTGTCAAGCTCGGTGTCAATTACAAGAGATCCATCGGAGCCGTTAGCCATTACCGGCACCTCCTTCCATCAACAAACTTTCGTAAATAGCGCGCATCTGATCTTCCGGGGACTTGCGCTCGCTGGCAAATTCCACACTGCACAGATCCCGGTTAGCTGTGAAAAATTCCTGTTCATGCTTTTCCAGTTTCTTGTGCATTGCTTTTTTCTGCCTGATCGTGAGGACGAAACCCCACAGATCCTCCCGGTCGATGGCCTGAAAATAGCCCAAGAATGTCCACCAGTGCATATAAGGCACCGCACGAACTTCCGTGCCTGCCACTTTGTTGATCGCGGGAAAAATGAGCTGTTCGTCCTTTTCCCAGTTCACAACCTTCGGGCTTGGCTTACCGTCCGACATACGGCACTCAATAAACTCAGTTGCTGCGTTGATTGCCGCCGCGTAGGTCTTTTCGTCCTTGGGCATCGATTCAAGGTCTTTATAGATCCGGCGTAAACAAACAAAGACCTTTTCCTGTTCGGAAAGGTCTTTGTCGTTATAAGCCATTATGATCCTGAGAATGTCCCGAAAATCGGAACGAATTGCATAGTCTTTGTTGCAGACTTTAAGTGTCTGCGGTAGCAGTCCGATCATTGCCGTTTACCTCCGTAGGGGCGGTCGGCTGAATGTCGCTCAGGTACTTGTCAGTCCGGCGCTTGGACAGCTCCATTTCGTCCTCAACGGCTTCGGCAATGATGTTACCGATAACCTCAATGACGCTTTCGCAGAAGAACTTGCCGCCGACACTGGAGAAGGGGTTGCGCTTGGCAAAGATGTCGTCTGCTTCGTCCATGTCGAACAGGGCGTTGATACGCCGTTTCAGTTCGGTTTCCACGGACTTGAGAACCTGCCAGTCTGCATCGAACTCGGCGGTGCCGTCGTTCTTGATGTCCAGATCTTTCAGAGGTTCCACGATGTCGCTGAAATCAGCAGTGAGCTGCTTATATCTGTCCAGAATGGACAGGTCAGCAGGCCGGATGTAGATGTTGCAAATCAGCTTTCCGAATTTGTTCACAAGAGGAATTTCCCTTGTGCCGTCGTCGATGATACCAACGTATCCCTTGTGTTCTTTGATGGACATGATTGTTTACCTCCGTTTTTGATAAAAAAAAGAGGGCGCGGAATACCGCTATTCCGCGCCCAAATTCATGTGTACTGCTGGCCGCGTCCCCTATTAAGATGCGGGGGAAATGGTAGCGACGTTGGTTTCCATGTTGTAGGAAATGGACTTCTTCACCATGGGGCCAACGGGGTGGATCTTGTAGGGGATGGCGTAGCCGGTAGTGTCGCCGCCGGTGGACTGAGGCACAAACCATGCGTCGCGGACGTAGCAAGTGCCGGTCATAGTCTTAGTGGCGGTATCGACGGTTTCAAAGAAAGCCTCAGCGAACTCGCCCAGCAGGTCAGATTCGCCGTACTTTTCCTCCAGCGCGCACTCAAGCATATGCTCGTACATGGCGCGGTCGGGGTCCATGTAGTAGGGGTCAACATCGACCTCGGGTTCGTAACCAGAATGGGTGAAAGTAGTTTCACCCAGCACGTTCTTGGAAGTTTCGGTGTCAGGATTCAGCTCCTTGGTCAGCTCGTCGTTATCCTTACCGATGGCCTCCCATGCGTCGCCGTCCTTCCACTTGCCGAAGAACATACCTCTGTTGCGTTCCATTTTTGCCATAAGGTTAATTCCTCCTGTAAGTTATTTTGAGCTGGATCTGGTACTTTGCTGCATCACTGCCGATCTGGATAGGATAAGCGGTCAGTGTGGGGACAATGGACTTGATCCGGCCCTCGTTGATTTGTGGGAAATTGCGCTTGGCGTTCTGTTCAAGAATCCACTGCACAACCGAATCGTAGAAACCCAAATTCGCAAGGTTCTGTTCTACGTCTGCACCGTAGCTTTCCTTACTTGCGAAAATGTAGTTGATCGATTGGATGTCGGCGGGAACTTCCTCGCCCAGCACGTTCTCCCGATAATTTAGCTGCGACGGCACGGCATAAAGCGCGTATTCCGTCGGGTTTTCCGCAAGGTAGTCCATGCGGAAACGACTTCCCGCTGCCAACACGGGACAGCCCCGGAACCACGCCCTGAGCTGTTCGGCATTATTTAACACCTGCGACACTTTTTGCCTCCTGTACGATGTCCTGCAAACGATCCGCTTTCATGCGCTCAAACCAAAACGGGCCAGCCAAAGGGTTCACATCCGTTGCGTGCTGCAAAGGCCGCCCGGTCGGATGTTTCTTCTGCCCCGGGGGGCTGAAAAACCGTGTCGGCACACCGCTGTCGTCCTCGAAAACGGGGACATTGGGGCCGTAGATTTCTCCGTAGTATTGGTAGTGCGCATACGGCCCGGGGTAGATAACTCTGCCGCTGCCGATCTGTGTAGCGCCGTAAGCACTCTTAGCCATCAGGCCGGATTCCCACGGACAGTACGCCAGATTGTAGTCGATAACGGTTTTGTCGATGGTCTGCTGCACAAGTCCGCCCTTTTGCAGGTTGAACCGCTGCAACATGGCCGCCGTATTTCGCGGCATATGCACTTTAGCATCAAAGGTAATCATGCACCGACCACCTTCCAGTGGGGGGCGTTGCGGGCGCGCCGGTTGTCCGTCACGCCCAAAACCGTAAATGCTTCGTACTTTTTATGCAGGACAGCAGGCCGGGGGGCTGTTTCTGTCACGGCTCCATGCACGATGATGTCACCGTTATGCAGGGTAAACAAGCCGCTTGCGTCCTCAGCGGACGCGTATTCCGCCGGGGCCGCATAAGTGCGCCCGCCGAAATTGGCGGTTTCGGGAATACGGATTGTGAACTTATTGGCGGCTTTCAGGCCCTTGTCCACACTCGACACGATTTCACAAAACCACGAAACGCCGGTAATGATCGTCGCGTTGTAGTCGTCACTGTCGGTTGCCGGGTTGTATTTCGCATTGAAAACGGTAATGATGTCGTTACATAAATTCATGCTTCGACCCCCCTGTAAAGCAGGGGCACGCCGTTATCGTCGGTTTCACCCCACAGCATCGACTTGATGGTGGCGGACATGGATTTCTCCGCGTCCGCCACACTCAATGCTTTGCCGTAGGATTCGGAATAACCGTCCGTATTGAACGACGTTACTACCGGGTTGTTTACCTGCGCTTCAACACCGGCTTTGCGGTCGATCTCAATAAGAGATGTCATGCAAAGTTTGACGGCCTTGGGCACGGAACCCATGTTCTGCACCCGGGAGGCCGTCAGCCGATCAATGCGTTTGCGCGCCTTAAATTCCAGCATCGTAAAGTCAGTTTTGGAGGCCGATCCACCGTACTCCGTGTATTCAGAATACGTTAAGTAGGTTTTCATACGTCCTCCTTACTGCGGCATCAAGCGCTAGCCTTGGGGGTGACGTGGAACTGCAGAGCGTCGGACTTCTTGTTCAGGATGAACACGTCCTCGAAAGACTCTTCGTAGTAGATGTACTTGCCCTCGGTGACGGCGGAGGGAGGATCGAGCTGGG